AATTCCTCGTTGCTTGAATCCTGCAGGTAAGTTTGAAAGTGTTCCTGCATCAAGTAATTGTCTTAAAGCAGATGTAGCAGTTCTTGATAAACCACCAATCATGTGAATCAAACCAAAACCATAAAATCCTAGTCCTGGTAAAAATTTAAAATGTACAAAATAAGAAATTTTTCTCTTTCTTTGATCTTGTGGATCAAAGTTTCTTCTAATCGCTAAAACTTCTCTTGAGTTTTCTTCAAGTGTTACAATGTAAGGTAATTTAATTCCAGTGGGCTCACCATTTACACCCATATCTTCAAAACCTTCTAAATCTAAATTTACATGGCATTCAAGTAGTGTAAAAATATCTTCATCTCTTCCGGATTTAGTTGTTCCTTCTATTTCCATTTCTTTTTTCTCAGCTTCAGATAAATTATTCTGACCTGGTTTTAATTCTATGTCTTTGTAAAAACCTGCAACTTGTTGTTTACGTAATTCGTTTTCAGAAATTTTAATTCTATGAATAATAGATTCTGCATCCTCAAGTGATGTCGCGGTATAAGGTACAACCAAATCTTCTGCCGGTACAAATTTAGAAACGGCTCTTCCTAAGACTTCATCATAATAAACTTTTTTAAATGCAGATCCTGCAAGAGGTAAATAAAATAACATTTGATCAAATTCAGATTCATACTCTGGCATTTGATCCATAAGTTGATAATTCATAAAATCTTTTACACGATTAGACTGTTGTGTTTTTTCTGGAGTTTGTAATCCAACAACTTGTGTTCTAACTGGTCCACCTGCGGGTAATAATTCTTTGTACGCCAAAGCTTGAAACTGAGTTACCGCTTCTGCAAGAACAGGGTGAGTTGCACCTGACGCACCTGAAAAAGGTTCAGTTCTATTTTCATATTTGAACCCTAACAAGTCTAATCCTTGGGTATAAGTTTTCTCCCAATCTTTTCTTGAATTTTTATAATCTTGATAATTTTGAAATAATTGAGAACCAATAAAATTTAATTCTTGATCTTCAACAAAGTCTGCTAAGTTAGCATTAAAATCATTTGCTTGAGATTGTTGCATTGCTGATGGATCAAAATTAATTTCTGCTCCACCATCTTCCATTTCAGTAACATCGATTTCTCCTGCTTGAGGTTGAGCTTTTAATTGCTCTTCCATTTCAATTGCAAGATCCTCTGTTGTTTCTTCAGGTTGTTCGCTTATATTTGGTAATGTCTTGTCGACTGCCATTTTTATTCTCCAATCGTACTGTTTTAACAGTATTGTAGTTAATATTCAAGCCTTGCGGCTGTGGTCCGGATTTAGGGGGTACTGTTGTTGTAAGCTTTTTATTCATAATCATCGACATCTGGACCTGGATAATCATATTCTCCATATCTATTTACAATATCCTGAGTCGGATCAGCTTCTACTGCATTTTTAAATTTTTGTTTTTCTACTTGAGCTGCTTTATTAGTTTTTCCTGTCGCAAATTTTTCAACAGCATGCCAATCACTTGCTGAATCTTCTAAACTAACATCTGTGCTTAACAACTCCATATCCCAATCATCAGGTCCTGATTGAATACCTGCAGCTCTATCTTCACTTAGAAAAAACTCACCTTCAGATAACTGTGGAGTTCCATCATCATTAATACCTTCAACTCGATCAGGCCTCATAAATATTGAAAACTCATTATCATTAGCCCCAACACCAGGTACATCAATATCTACTCTAATCTCTCCAGTGTCTGGATTTTCAAATAAATAATACTTATCGGTTAAAGTTCCTTCTGCTCCTTCAGAAGGCATTTCTAATTTTGTAACTTTTTCTCTTCCTGTCACGGTTTTGACATTTGCATTTGGAACCTCAACACCTTCTTTTAAAATTCTTTCTACAAGAGGAGCGAACCAATCCGGTGTTCCTGTAGGTGCATTTTTTAAAACTTGTTTTGCTGCAGGAGTTGTAAGTTTTACAATTCCAGATTTAATTGCAGCCGCTGCTGCGGTGAGTCCACCAATAAATTTTAAGAATCCTCTTCGTGTCAATCCACCACCTGCAAATCCAGGACGTGTAAATAAATCTAAATCTTTGTTGTATTGTTTACCTACAAAGTCTTCAATGAAAGCATCGAACTCTGCATTCTCTCCTAATACTTTATTTGTTGCTTTATAAATATTTGGAATAACATTTTTCTTATATTCGTCTAAGGTTGGTTTCCAATCATAGATCGATCCAATTTCATTTATCTGACCTTCAAATCTTTCATCTCTTGCTTTTAATATTTCTTGTTCATCAACTGCACCTTCTATCGGATCCATTTGACCCATGGATATTGCCTGGTCATAAACTTTATCATTACGTTCTTTTGCTAATCCGGTACGATCTGTTTTAAACGCTTCGTACTCTGGACTACCTGGAGTTAAGATTGCTCTGTATTGTGGAAGTTTATCTTCAATCTTTTTTTCATAATCATTAAATTTTTTTGCTGCTGCTTCGTAACTATCTGCAGAAGCTAAATCGTCTTTAAAAGTCATAACATCGTTTTTAAGACTATTGTATTTATCTAAAGCTCGTTTTGCTTCGATGTATTTTGCAGCTTCAGGATTTGCTTCAGCAATTGCATTTGCTCTATCTTCTTCACCCGACGTTTTAAAATCAGAAGTGGCAAGTCTTAAAACTAAACCGCTATCTTTAACCGCTTCACTGTAAGGTTTACCATTAAACGCCATGTCATATCCAACGAACAATCCTTCTGCGATAATTTCAACTGGAAGTTCTAACCATCTTAATACTTTTCCTCCTGCTTTACCAAACTGTTTTAAATTTGCTTTAACTTTTTGTAATCCCGTTTTATCTCCTTGAGTTGCTTGTTTTAAAACTTCTACTCCACGATTAAAACAATCGGATCCTGTACTGTAATTGACTCTTCCACCATCTGAATAGTTTACTCGGCATCCCGGTGCTAGAGTTGAAATAATTGTTGTTAGTTCTTGTTTATCAATATCATTAAGTGCAGCAGATACTAAGTTAGGTAAATCTTTTGCTTGACCATAAGTTTTTTTACCTGGCTGTGATGCAATATTTGGAGCTTGTTCCGATAATCCTGTTGCAAAATTTTTAACGGCTTGTTTCTTTTCTGATAATGTTGTTGCATTATCAAAGTCTCTAGCAAATTTAACTCTAAGAGAAGCCTCTGCTCTGTTTTCTTGTTGTATGGCTAAACTCGTATTGAAAGGATTTTTTGCAAGACCTTCGTTGTGTTGAATCACAATTGTATCTTTCATTCCTCCTTCACCTCTTTGAAAGGTTAATCGCTTTCTTATGTTCTCAGGTAATTTTGTTTGCTTAACGACATCTTTTGCTTCATACGCTTTAATTGCATTTTCATATTCAGGATGTGTTGATAAATTTGTGTAAGTAATTCTTTCACCTGTCTTGTTATCCATCAATTCTATATTTTCAAAAACGGATCTTGGAAATTTTTTAGGTCGATCTGTAATCCAAGTAATTCGTTCTCCATAATCTGCAGATCTTAATAAGTCTCTCCACAATGCATCTTTTGGACTTTTAGAAGGTGGGAACATTCCTTTTTCTAAATATCTTTTTTCAGCAGATCGAGCTTGTGTTGCTTTCATTGTTGCTTTTCTTTCAGGATCAGCCATGACTCTTTCATATTTACGTTTAGCTGCTTCTCTTTTGTATTCTGGAGTTTTTTTCTTATCTCCTCTACCCACAACAACTCTATTTCTAAAAGTTTTTTCATCAATAAGTCCTGATTCAAAATCATTCAGTTGTTTTGGAGTTGCTTCTTCCTTTAAATCTTCAATGGATGCAAATGTAATTTTACCTTGTCCTTTGAGTTCTGGATTTGTTGATATAAATTTTTCAATTACCCCTTCTGTAATTGGTCCACCTCTTGAGTGCACGTAACCTAATTCATTTAATTTTTCTGCTTTTGCTTTATTAGAAATACCTTGATTCTCTTTTATAAAATTAAATAAAAATTCTTTTTGTATTTTTGTACCGTCTTTAAAACCTTCTCGCTGCTCGATGCTCGCTTCTTGTGGCTGGGAGCTAGGGTCTCGGTAAACAACAAAGTCACGCGTCAGGTATTTTTTAGGACGCATGCCTAATATGTATTTCTTTACTGACATTTAAAACCCCAACAAATAGTTTAGGCCGCCTTCAGCGTTTAAAGTTCTTTTATTTTTTTTCTTTTTAATAGGTTCTTCGCCAGGCAAAGGTTTTGTTTCTTGATATTCTTTGAACATTTTTTCAAAAAGATTATCAAACATTCCAACGTCATCATCCGGTTTGTCTGTGCCTAATAGTTGATCAATTTCTTTTTCAGTCTTTTTCATTTTTTTAGCTTGTTCTAATTCTGCTTTTACAGGATCAGCTCTATAGTCAGCTTTTGATGGAAGTCCTTTAAATTTTCTCATTCTTAAATCATCATACATAGCTTTATCACCACCAAGTTCTTCAACTTTATTTAAAATTTTTAAATCGTCTAATCTATCTTTAATCAACATAGGTGTTTTCAATTGTTCAAGTTGAGAATTTAAATATTCTTTTTCTTTTTCAATCCAATTTTTTTCAATAGGTAATCCTGATTTTGTTCCTTCAGGCACACCAGGATATTTTTTTCTAGACTCATAAATTTTTCCGCCGGCTTCTTCGATTTGACTTTTAAAATTTTCTAAATCTTTTAATGTATTAATTGGAATACCAGCTTTCTCAGCCT